GCTTCTAGTTGCTCTTCTGACATTTCCTCTAATTTACCTGTTTTTATTATTTTGCGGTCTATGTATAATCCTGCAGCCATGCCACGGTTTTTTTCTGCGTTTGTCGCAGCTGAAAAGGCACCTTTATTTAAAGCGGCCTCTCTGATTTTACCAAGTTCTGCTACATGTTTGTCGTAAGTGACTTCATACTTTTTGAGCTTCTCTTCTCGTAATGCTCCTATGTATTGTACCACTAGTGGAGACAATCTAGGGTTTTGTAGTTCTGATGCTTCAACTCTAGCTCTCTTCTCGCTGTATCCAGCAGCTATTGCTGCGTCAGCTCCTGTGGTTCTGCCTTCGTTAAATACCAGATATTCCGCAAATCTTTTTTGCATTTCTGTCAATCTTTTTGGTAATCCCATATTGACAATTTAAGGTAACTATCCTATATTGTCAATATGAAAGATGATCGAGGAGAATTGGATTTGACCAAACAAGTTGAAAATAAGGATGAACTTATTAAGGAATTAAGACAGCGCATCAATGAATTAATGGCTATTAATAAATCTCATCAAGATTTGATGGGTAGACAAATACTTGAGAATGAAGAATTAAAAAAAGATAATAAAGCTTTGGCTAAGCAGATAGATGATTATTTTAATGTTCGTATGACCAACACACGTAACTCAGGAATGTAATGTTAGTCAAAGACTTTCAACAGTACTTAAGTAGTTTTACAGACAAACTTAAAGGCAATGCCATTAGTCATGCAACGATATACATTGAGAAGAATGGCTATCTTGAAGAGGTTAAAAGAATGGAAGTGCAAGAGCATACGATTATAGGTCAGCCTGGACTAAGACTAGTTTTAAAATCTCATAAAGAACAGAAACTAAGATTAGACGATAAGTTAATTAAAAATTATTAAGGAGGAAAATGGAAATAACAAACGAACAAAGAAAACAGCTTTTGACATATTTGTCTACTAGACCATACAATGAAGTGTTTACTTTAATTGCTATGTTAGTGTCTTTAAAGCCTAAATCTAATGGCAAAGAGAAAGACACTATTACCCCTAAAAATTAGTGGGTGCAGAGCAAAAATTATATAAAAAACTTAAAGCAGCTACACCAAAAATTATCTGGAATAGGGTTGAAAACCTTAGCGTTGTTGGCATGCCTGATCTATTGGGTTATAATGCTAATAGCCACTTTTTTACAGTTGAGTTGAAAGTAACGAAGGGTAGAAAAATTCGATTCTCACCACACCAAATTTCGTTCCACGTGACACACCCTAAGAATACATTTATCCTGGTCCAGGCCCTTGGTCCATGTTCCTCGAATCGTTTTCAAATGTTCCGTGGCTCACGAATCATGGAGCTTGACGCTTGTGGCTTGGAGCTTGACGCTTGTTGCTTGGGGCTTGAAGCTTGCCGCTTGGAGCTCGAATCGCTTGGTGCTTGAGGCCGGGGTGCTTGAGGCTTGTCGCTTGAAGCTTGTTGCTTGGCGCTTGCAGCTTGGAGCTTACGCCCCTCCGCGCGAAGCGCGGCATAATATTTTGGGTGTCTGAATTCCATTAGTGTTTACCGTATGATATATTTTTAATTGATTTTGTCCAGCATGCTCTGCATTCTCTGCACTTGCCACCTTGTTGTGGCGCGGGGCATGTTGCATTCTTAGTTACCACGCTCGACGTGTGCTCCCATGCTGTGGGCGGTGGGCCGTCGACCTTGGACCCTGACAACCTGATCACCAGGTTAGCTGGTACAGCTGCAGGATCCGGAAGATATTTGCGCTCTTGTGTTGGCAGCCAGTGATTAGTATCTGGTGTCTGTCTAACTACTTCTAGAATTTTGTTCATGTGCTCGACGCTCTGGACGTCTCCAGCATCATGCCATCTAAAAAATTTTTGTCTCTTCACTTGTGCTACCATAGCCGTGACCCATGAATCATGGACCAGGCTTGCCAGTCTGTAGTACTGTGCTTTCTTAATTGCTGGATATCTTAAATAGTTTCCTTTGAGTGCATAACAGCCATAGCACGGCGTGCCTTTAATTTTACGCAGCTTGGCGCCAGTCTGGCAGGCCCACGCTGGAAGACTGTAACTGAGCCCAGGCATTTTTGATGTTCGAGTCATGGACCCGGTTATTTGTTTAGCTTCTTTTACTAGCATTTTTTTCTTCTTCTAAGTGATCATGATCTATAATTTCATAGTCATAACCTTCAGGCAGGCCTGTCACTTCAGTCACACAGCCGCCATAAACTTCTATTTTAATTGTTTTATCTTTTACGAGCATTTTTTCTTAAATGTAAGATACTAGAATTAAAAGCCCATTTTTTAGGCTCTTGATTAATGGTAATATAATCATCATACAATTTAATTCTTTTTACTTTCATATTTTTCTTATTTCTTTTTTTTATCATATATTTCTTTCTAATTTTATCCTACTATTTAATTATGTCTTTTTCGTGGCGCTTGGAGCTTGGTGCTTGAAGCTTGGTGCTTGGCCATCCATCCGGGTGACAGCTTGCAGCTCGCTGCTTGCAGCTTGGAGCTTTGAACCCGGTGCGCTTGCAATCTTTCAACCACGTGAAAAACTTCTTACAGCTGGCCAGGTATGACGCCGGCAGCTGTTCGTGCGGCGTCATGAAATAGTGTGTTAAGTCGTTGTGTTTAATTCTCTTCACGTATTTTTCTCATCTTCTCCTGGTCTTCTTTTACTAGTCTCAGGATCTCTTCCAGCGCGTCGGCTATTCTTTTCATATGTTCTGATACTCTGTAGTCTATTTCCATAATATATCCTTTCTAAATTCATCCTATCATCTCCTACAGGTCCTGTCAAGCTTGGAGCTTGAAGCTTGTGGCTTGCTTAGGCTGTGCGTTATTTTTTTGTGCTTCTTTTACTTTCATTAGTATCTAAATACAGGTATAATTGGTAATTCTTTTATATTAGTAAATAAAGCACCTGCATCATTACCTTCATCGTCTTGGCTTGGTGTTATCACAATACCATCTTCTAGATGTATCTCACAAGGTTGTTGATCCCATCCTAAATATTTTTGAGTTAACTTAGGACTTAGCCATTCCACCTTCACAATTCTTTTACCCACTAAATGTTTATTAACTAAATCGTTCCAATATTTATTTTTATCTTTCATATTTTTCCTTTCTAATTTAATTTTACTTTTTAATTGTGGCATCATTAAGGCCGGCCGGGGAGCTTGAAGCTTGGTGCTTGAAGCTTGTACCTTAGAATCATTCTAAATTGGCCAGGCGCTTGCGCGCCTGGTCCTGATGGAACTAGTTCCATAATGCAGCCTTCACTACGCCGCCATTGGTAGCCCGGTTTAGGCATTCCAAATATTCTGTCGAAGACAGCCCGACCTCTTCCAGAAGGAACGCGTGCTTCGCATTCTGTGTGCCAAACTTTGGGTCCAGAATGTATTCCACGGCCTTGTCCAGGATGTACTGACGCTTTGCGCCACCTGGCTGGAACTCGGGTTTTAAAGAACGTGACATAATTACTTTGTATCATGGAGAATGTGGGACGTCAAATGTTTTTTTCTTTTTAAAATTTCCGGATCCCTTCGGGATCCGGTGCTTGGTGCTTGAAGCTTGTGGCTTATTTCTTTCTTTTAATTCTTGGAAGAACTTTTCACAGCTGGCCAGGTATGACGCCGGCAGTGTGCCATGATCATTAGTAAACCATGGCAGCAGGTTATTGTGCTTAATTCGTCTTTTTGGCACTTCCACCCTGCATCACAACATCATCATCTTTGAACCCTGCACCCTTCAACATGTCTCCTATTTGTGAGATCATTTTAACTTCAGCGTGCTTTTCGTGTTTGTCTTTGTATTTGATATATTCTTTGTTATCTTTTACAGATTCAAACTTTGTATAATAAAACAAAGTTCCACGATCATAACCATCTTTGACTGTAGTTGATTTTTGAGTTGACACATTCCATTGACCATCTTTGAAGAGATAAATATATTCTATAAATATATCTCCTCTCATATCTGTCATAAACATCCACTCATCACGATAGGTTTTAGCTGGCTCTTCATCTCTGTTCCAGTCTCTTCCATAAAAACTACATTCATCAATGGTATCACCTAAGAAACTGGCGTCTCCATGATTAAATAGTTCTTTGGCTAAGTCATACATATTATAATGATCAACCAGGCATTTACCCACTCCGTAAGGGTAGCCGTCCGAGTGGACATATATAACTTTTACTTTTTTTGTTTTTGGATCTTCGATTGCTATATTTGATCTTGTACTCATTTCTTCCTTTCTGTTTTTTCTTATCCTATATTATCATTTACTCATTGTCAAGCTTGATGCTTGATGCTTGAAGCTTTTTTTAATTTTCATATTAACCCATTACAAGCTGCTTGCGACTTGTAATGAGCAAAACCTGGCGCGATGTATAGGCCGGCCGCATGGCG